GACCACATCAGCGTGTCGCTGCCCAACCGCTGCCCGAACTGGCTGGAGATGAGTCACATCCACCGGGTCTTCTTCAAGCCGGAAGAAACCGCGTGGGAGTACCACGTCAACGAAGCCGACCACATCAACGTCCACCCCTACGTCCTTCACTTGTGGCGCAAGCACCGCTTCGACATGCCGATGCCGCCCAAGGTGTTCGTGTGACTGACCATTGGACGCTCATCTTCATCGTTACGGCGCTGCTTGGCGGCGTGGTGGCGCTCACTGGCTGGTATGCGATAGCCGCCTTTCTGGTCGGGGCCGCCGCCGGGGCTTCGTTCTATCGATTTCTGGAGGAGGATTGATGGCTGGGTTTACTTACAAGAGCTACTCGTTCGTGGACAAAGACCCGATTATCGATGAGGTGCGGGGAGTCTTCGACGCTGCCGGGGTGAGCAAGCAATGGGTCGAGGACGAGAGCGGCGTCACCACCCACACATTGCGCCAATGGTTCGACGGCAAGACCCGCCGCCCGCAAGCCGCCACCGTCAACGCGGTGCTGAGATCGCTTGGCTACAAGCTGGGCGTGGTGTCGATGGGCGCTGCCGCGAAGCCGGTGATTGTTACCGCACCCGCGTCGGCGCGGCACGTCGTCCAGATGGCGAAATTCAAGAAGGGCAAGTGATGGTCATGGTAAATTTCAAGATCGGTTTCGAGGTGTCCGGCGAGGTCCTGTTCGGGCTGCTCGCCAAGTTCCTGCCGGTAGACAATCTCAGCGTCGAGGAAGTGCGTCCCAAAGCGCCGCCAACCAAGCCCGCACTGGCGCGCCTCAACGTCGCTCAAGTCAAGAAGCTGGCAAAGCCACAGCGAGCGAAGCGCAAGAGCAACGGCCTCAATCTGAGCGAAGGCATCAATGGCATCATCGTAGGTATCCTGTCGGATGGCCAGCCACACCGAGCGACCGATCTAGAAGACCCGCTCAAGGCCAAGGGCTATTCCGGCAATTCGGTCGGATCGCGGCTGCAAAACCTGCGCGCCCACGGCATCGTGGAGCAGATCGGCGGTGGCAAGTGGCTTAGAGGCCCAGCGTTTCCTATGACCGAATCACACCTGCCCAAGCAGAAACAGAGCGCGTGACCCATCATTGTCATTGGCCGGGTTGCCCGCGCGCGGTGCCGCCGAAAATGTGGGGCTGCCGCGAACATTGGTTCCGGCTGCCGAAGCCTTTGCGTGATCGCATCTGGGCGACCTATGTGCCGGGACAGGAGATCACCAAGACGCCGTCAGCGGCCTACCTCACGGCGGCGACCGACGTGCAGAGATGGATCGGCGAGCATGGGCGAGAATGAAGAGAAGCTGGTCAGCGTGGCGAACAGCGTCGTCAGCCTCGCGGCCGACGAACTGGCCGCGCGCTTCGAGGCGGTCATGAACCCGCGCGGGGCGTGGAAGGGCGAACAGCTTGAACCGCTCAAGTTCATGTGCCGGATGCTGGCCAACATCTCCATCGACTACTTCGCCGAGCAAGCGCAAGCCGGGGAGAAGCTGCAATGACCGCTCCGGTGGACCGCATGACGGGCGGCGTCCTGTCGATCTGGACCATCTACGACCGCCCGACCGATTACCCCAACGGCTACATCGCCCGTCGTCACGAGGTTCTGGCGAGCGGCCCGCTGGCCACCGACGATACGGTCAAGGCCGACGATCTCTACACGCTCCGCAAGCACCTTCTGCAAGCCGGTCTGACCCGCATCAACCGTTCGCCGGACGATGACGCCAAGATCGTGGAGAGTTGGCTATGACCCGCCCCAACGATTTCTCGCGCGCGGTCAAGATCGCCGCGATCAAGCGCGCCACCGACATGAACGGCGAGATTCACTGCGACGGCTGCGGCTTGATCATCAAACGCAAGCGGGTCGATCACATCCGCGCCGCCGGTCTCAACGGCGCGAAGACGCTGGAGAACGCGCAGGTGCTTGGCTATTGCTGCTTCGCCGAAAAGGACGCCGCCGACAACGCGGTGGTCAAGCGCATGGGCCGCATCGAGGCCAAGCATCTCGGCCTGCGCGAACCGCCCAAGATGCAATCGCGGGGCTTCGCCCCACGCCCACCCAAGCCCAGCCCATGCGCTCCCACGTCCAAGACCATCCCGCGCGGGCCAATCAGAGGAAGCAGAGCATGAGCGGCAGTATGAACAAGGTGATCCTTGTCGGCCACGTCGGACAGGACCCGGAAATCAAGACGATGCAGAGCGGCGACCGGGTCGCCAATTTCACTATGGCCACCAACGAGAGGTGGAAGGACCGCGACGGCAATCAACAGGAGCGGGTCGAGTGGCATCGCGTCCAATGCTGGAACCAGAACCTCATCAGCGTGATCGAGCGCTTCGTCACCAAGGGCAAGCAAATCTATATCGAGGGCAAGCTGCAAACCCGCAAATGGGTTGACCAGAACGGCGCGGATCGCAGCACCACTGAGGTGACCATGCCCAAATTCGGCGGCGACCTCGTGCTGCTTGGCAGCCGCAGCGACAGCGACGACCGGGGCGACCGCTACAACGACGGCGCGGGCGGCAGCACGCGGCCCAGCCGCGACAATGGCGGCTACGGCAACCGGGCCACCGGGATGTCCCGCGACGAGGCCTTGGGCGGTCGCCGCCAGCCCGACCCGCCCTTAGACGACGACATCCCATTCTGATGATCGAGCGGATTGAGGTTCCATTCGATCAAGTGGCGGCTTTAGAGGCCGCCGGTTGGACCGTCCACAGCGCCCACGAGACGGGCGACATCACGTCAAACAGAGCAATGGTGAGAGACATGAACCAAGCTAGACCCAGCGTGATCGAAGCCGTGCGCAACGCCGACATCCACGAAGCGGTCGAGAACGACATGATGACCCTCGTCGCCGTCGCCGCCGACAGCGCCCAGCGCCAGCGCGCGGCGGAAGCCGACGAGCAGACCCAGCGTGATCTCGACGCCGCGATGGCCGACGTGATCGAACTCCTGCGCCGTCACCGCACCCGGCTGGGCAGGCGGGTCTGTTCGGTGCCGGACGGCAAGCTGGCGCGCCAGATGTTCGGCATGCTGCGCTCGATGTCGAGCGAAGGCGGCGCGGACAATGACCCGTCGTGGGGCGAGTAGCGCCGCTAGCGATGATCAACCGGCGCACATTCTTTCTCGGACTGATCGCCGCGCCCGCCATCGCGCGGGCCGAGATGCTCATGCCGGTCAAGCTATGGCGGCCATCGGCGACCCGGTTGAGCAACGGCCTTCTCTTGTGCGACGGCGGTTGGCTGCGCGCGAGCGACGAACCGGAACTGTTCAGCCTTCTTGGCCATCTCTATGGCGGGTCGCACGACAGATTCCGTCTGCCAGACATGCGCGCCGCCGTCGAGTCGCCGCCGGTCGGCGTCACCCTGATCAAGTATGGCATAACGTCAGCCGGGATGATCCTGCCGTCATTGGACTCATGGGGCGAATCGTGAAACCCGCAATTGCGGTGATCGCAATCGCAATTGCGGGACCGGCCGACGCCCATTGCTATTCGATCTGGAACTACAAGACGCCCCAACACTGCGGCGGGCTGTACGCCCGTCGCACGCCGCCGGTGGCGGTGACGCCGCCGATCAAAGAAGCGGCGCTCAAGGCCACCGACGACCCGGCCCAAGTTGACCCGCCCGCGCGGGAGGTCGTGCTCACGCCTGAAGGGGCTGAACTCTGGCCGGACCTTAAACCGTGGGACGAAGAACTCGCGGCCGAGCGCGCTCTGGCGCTCAACCGGCTGCGGCAGGAGCTTGCGGCCCCTCGGTGATCGCCCGCGCCCGCGCCCGCATCTTGGCGCACAAAGCCTCGACCTTTCGCCGCTGTTCCAGCACCGTCTCCATCGACATCACCCTTTCGACCGGCGCGCGATGCTGGTTAGCCTCGACGCGCTTGGCCGCATCGGCGTTGGCGGTGATGATCGCGTAAGTCTCTTCGTCCAAGTCCATCAGCGCGGACGCGAGCGGCGGCGAGGTTTCTCCATCTGCGGCCCGTCGGTCGGACGCTCCGGTTCGGCCGGAGCGGGTTGCAGCGCGTCCTTGAACTTCCAGTAATAGCCCGCGATGGTGTCGGCCTTGTCGGTGCCGTTGACCACCCGTCGCGCGTTCACCGGGTCCTCAGTCGCATCGTTGATGTATTTGTCGAGATCGACCCCGGTCCACCAGCCGTCCCGCATGCCATCGAACAGGATGGTGACCGAGATCGCATCCTCCAGCATCAGTTCCGGATGCTGATGCAGGTCCGCGTCGAGGCCGTAGGGCTTCAGCCGTTCGGTCCCGGCGATATAATTGTCTTCCCATGTCAGTTGAACGTGGCCGCGACCGTAGTAGCAGTGATCGTAAGGCCCGGTCGGCTGGCCATAGGAGTGACCCTCGCCCTTGCCCCATTCCTCGACCGGACGCATCGCCTGCCCGGTCTCGTGGTAGACAGTGGCGAGACAGTAGGCGAGATGGCGCTTGTCGCCGCGCGGGAAGTTGGCTTCCCAGAGCTTGTCCCATTGATCGAGGATGTAATTCATCCCATCGACTTGGCTTTGCGACAGTGAACCATGGAACAGGCTGGCGCGCACCACGTCGAAGAAATAGTCGCGGTCGAATTGCTGCATGGTCATTTGCCGCACTTCTCCAGAGCGAGTTGCAGAATGGCGTGATTGTTGGCCTGCGCCGTCCGCACCGAATAGCCGATCATCGCCAGCATCAAGACGTTGAGGATGACGATCACCAACAACATCGGCTGGCCCTTCAGCGCCCCGATGGTCTCCTTGCTGACATCGCCAAGGGTCATGGCACGTCCACGCGCAGGCCAGCGAGCTTGGCGTCCACATATTGACGGGTGGCCGCTTCGAGTGGATTGACAGGGTCGGCGGCCAGATTGATCGGCCCGGCCATCGATCCGCCTGCAAGCGGCAGGAAGCCGCCCAGCGCGGCGGCCGACGATTGGGTCGTCCACTTGTTGCCGTCCCACATCCACGTCACCCCGCCTTGGACGAAGGTGTCGCCGGTGGTTGGCGTGTCAGGGAAATCGATCATCGCGTTTTCGGGTGCTCGTGCGTGTTCTCGTGCGGGTGATCGCCGTGCGGCTGCTCCCTGCGCGTCTGCGCTTCGAACTCCGGCGGCACCTCCGGCTGCGGCGGCGGGGGCCTATATTCCGGCGGCGTCCATTCGGCGTTGGGGCGCGGGCCGTCGCCCGGCGGCGGCTTGTTCCCTTTCGCCAGCCACGCCAGATAGAGTTTGGTCGCCACGTTGTCGGGTTCGTGCTCCGGAATCAGCGCGCCATCCTCATTGCGCTTGATGATCCCTTGCGGGGAGCGGCTGTAGGTGTATTCGCGCGGCCCGTTGGTCATTGGTCCTCTCACTGATACTTGATGATGAAATTGATCCCCAGCCACGGCGGCATGTTGTTGTGCGCCGCGCCGCTGCCGGTGTTCTGAAGGGTTATCCCCGTCCCATTCACCGCCAGCCAGATGCCGGTCCCCGCGCCGTAAATGCCAAGGCCGACGCCGGAGGCGCTGTTGTAGCAGCGGGTGACGCCGTAGGAGATGCTGATGCTGGTGCCCGCGCCGTAGACGCCTTGGCCGGTGCCGCTGCCGCCGGTCGTGGCGTTGACGTTGCCCTGATAATAGGTGGCCTGACCGTAGCAAGGAATGGTCGCCGTGCCCCATTGCTGATAGCCGTGCGCGTGGCCGGGATCGGAAAGACCGTGCGCGTGGCCGGGGTCGCCGATGCCATGGGTGTGCTGCGGGTCTTGGAAGGCGTGGTTGTGGCCGGGGTCAGCGACCGAGTGCGCGTGACCGGGGTCGTTGACGCCATGCACATGGCCGCCGTCGTTGACCACATGGGCGTGCGGCGGCAGCATCGAGATGTCGAGCGCCACCGTCGATGCGCCGCCGGTCGCGCCGGACGCGGTGCCGCCGCCTGCGCCAAGCGGGAAGCAGTTCACCAGATTGGGCACCGCGTTCGAGGTGCCTGAAACGCCGCCCCAACGGTTGGCGAGCACGGGCGCGAGCAACGGAATATTGGCGTTTGGGTAGACCGTGCCGTCGCACAAAAGCCAATTCGCCGGAGCGAGTCCGCCGCCCCACAGGGTGACCGCGCCGACCGGCAGCGCGTTGTCCACGTAGCCTTTGGTGGCTGGATTCAGCGCGGCGGTCGGCGGCCCGGACAACACCACCGGTCCAGTGAGTGTGCCGCCCGCCAGCGCGAGCTTGGTGTCCGCATAGGCCTTGGTGCTTGGCTGGAGGGCTTGCGTCGGATCGGCGGCAAGCGTGATCGGACCGGTCATCACCCCGCCGCTGAGCGGCAGCTTGGTGTCGGCGTGGCGCATGGTGCAGGCTTGCAGCGGCTGGGCCGGGTCTCCGGCCAAGATCAATTCGCCGCCCATCGTCCCGCCCGCCAGCGGCAGCGCCGGTTGCCACGACAGATTGGACCGGCCGTACACCGCCCCGTCGGTCGGCGCTTCCGGCACCAGCCCGGTCGGCGGCGGCTGGTTGATGGCGATCACCCATTGCTTCGAGGTGCCGTCGTCCACCCAGATATAGAGTTGCGCGCCGACGCCGTCGAACCACAGATTGCCGGGTTGCGGATTGTCCGGGGCGACGTCGGCGACGGTGACCGCGCCACCCGCCAGCGTCCATTGCAATTGATCGAACGCGGCCGGAATGACCGGGGCGATGGCCCGGTAGAGCGCCCCAGCATAGACCACGTGATCGCCGATGGCGTAGTTGGTCTGCGACGAGAAATAACGCACGCCGACGAACGGCACCGGGTTCTGCGCCTCATCGATGGACCCGATCTGGCCGTCAGGAAAATTGACCCACAATTCGCCCGGTGAGCGCGCCCCGGCGGCGGGCGCGGTGTTCGGCGCGGTCGAGCGCAAGGACTGAATGATCTGGGTCGGCGCGACGCCGACGATCCCCGCGTCCATCGAATCGGCATAGGTCTGAAGCGCCGCCAGCGAGGCCTGCACGGTCGCTTGGCCGAGCACCACCGGGCTGGTCACCACGGTCGAGGCGTAGACGGTGCCGGAGTTGATCTCGATATGCGCCCAGCGGTCGCCGTCGCACAAGAGTTCGTCGCCCGCGAGATAGGCCTCGACCACCGCGCCGACCGGCGGCACGCCGCCGCCTTGCGAGCACACGAGATAGACGCCGTCCATCGCCGCGTCCGGCGTCGGCAGGGCGTTGCCGCTCTGGCCGCTCAAGGTGTTCCACGTGATGCTGCCGTCGGCGGCGCTGAACTCGCCCCACAACTCCATCCCCCCGGCGACCGCCTTGATGGTGGTGTTGAGTTCGTTGATCGCGGGGATGAGGCCGGTCTTCGACACGGTGTTCAGCGTCGCCAATTGGCCGCCGGTGATGGCGCGCAGCCCGCTCGACGGCACCACCGCCGTCGGCGAAGGCGACTTGCCGTCAATGTCGGCGGTCGCCGCATAGGGCGGGGTCCGCAGCCACGTGCCGTTCGAGCGCCCGTAGGTGGTGCCGTCGAGCGGCGCTTCCGGCATCGAGATGATCGGCTTGCCGTTCACGTAGAGCGCTTGGGCGTTCAGCGTGCCATCGCCCATGCTGTAGGCTTGGCCGACCACCACCCCGCGCGGGTAGGAGATGAAGGTGCCGTGCTTGACCCACGGCGTCGGCGGCGGCTGCGGTCCGGCCTGCGGCTGCGCCCCCGGCGCTTGGGTGAGCGCTAGCTGGGCGGGCGCGAGCGGCAGTTTGACCGGCGGTGGTTTGACCCGTTTGTTCATGTCACGCCCACTGCACTGACGTGAACTTGTGGTTGGCGGACAGGCTGGCGACGCTGACCCCGGTCGTGGTTCCGCCGATCACCGAGTAGCTCTGGCCGGGCTGGAGCGCGAGCGTGGTGTTGTTGGCGGTCGTCGTCGCCGGTCCGGCTTGACTGACGAATAGCGGTTCTGAGGCGGCCAGACCCTGATCCTTGGGATCGAGCGGGTTGACGATGAAGCCGCCCGCCATGTTGGGCGAGATGGCGTTGATCGGCTGCCCAGCGACCGCCGACGTCTGGGTGGCGATGCCTGCGACAGGCGTGCTCATGGCGCGGCCTCTTTGATCTTGATCGGGCTGACGGAATTGTAGGCGGCGACCGCCTTGGCCATCGTCGCGTTGAACTCCTGAGTGATCTTGCCCTTGGCGACGGTTTCGGCGAACGCGACCACGAAGACGAAGCGCAGGTCATCGAGCGCGTTGACGAAGGTGACGAAGCTTTCGACCGACAGGCCAAGCAGCTTGGCGAGGCTGGCGAGGGCTTGGCCCTTCGCCCCGCCCAGCGCTCTGCCGCCCGCGCCATTCAGCATCACCGCCGCCTGACTGATCGCTTCCATGATTGGAAGGCTTGGCGCGACTTGGCGCATGTAATGGACGTTGAACGCCGTCACCGGCATCGGCCAAAGACCCTCAATCGGCGCGTCGGTGGGCGGCGAGGTCGGTGGGCGCGGCGCTGCCGTGTAGGGCGCAATCGGGCCGTACTCGCCAGCCTGCGCCTTGTGCCAGACCTCGACGCCATAATCATGCGGGTCGTGGGACGCGGCCATGAAGGCGACATTCTTGTTCTGAAGCACGCCATCGAACAGAATCGGCGCTTCCGCCGGTGGGTCTTGCGTGGCGTAGCGCGGGTTCTTGAGCGAGTTCAGCAGCCCCAGCACTTCGTCGGGATAGGTGTTCGCCATCTCACGCGTTCCGCTGCCAGAGGTAGTTGACCGGGACCGGACCGTTGTAGCTGCCGCTCGACCAATCGAAGCAAGTGCCGATGTGTATCCACGTTCCGGGCATGCCGTTGCTGTTCGGATCAACCGGCCCATAGGTGAAGCCGGAGGTCATCCAGACGCTGCCTAAGCCGCCGTAGCCCTGCCATCCGCCCGGACCCGGCGCACCCTGCGCCCCCTGCGGTCCTTGGCCGCCCTGCGGCCCCTGTGGCCCGCCCGGACCCTGCGCCCCCTGCGGCCCGGTCAGGCCTTGCGGACCGGGGTTGCCGGGCGACCCTTGCGCGCCCTGCGGGCCGATCTGGCCGGGCACGCCGGGGGTGCCGGGGATACCCTGCGGGCCGGGGTTGCCGGGCGCTCCCTGCGGCCCCTGCACGCCCTGCGGGCCTTGTGCGCCGGGGCCGCCGGTATTGCCCTGCGGGCCTTGCACGCCGACTGACCCCGGACCCATGATCTGGAAGAAATTGGCGGCGTTGAAGACGAACACATATTCCTGCCCGCCGATCACATCGCCCTCGATGCAATGGGTCGCGTCGGTCTTCAGGCATTGCAGGGTCGGATAGCCGCTGAAGGCGGCGGTGATCGGCCCGGTGTTCGAGTTCTTGACCCGGACGTTGAACTGCATGCCGGGCGCATAGCCGGGCGAGGGCGGCAGCGGCGACACGTTCGAGACGATGGCGTTGACGGTGTCGCTGATGTCCTCGCCGACGTGAATGACCCGCTGGCCGAGCAGCGGTTCAAAGTTCACCATCTGGTAGAGGGCGTTCGAGGCGTTGACCGCGAGGATGCGCTGGCCGAGCGCAAGCTCGCCGCCTTGCAGCGGTCGGCCAAGCCCGTCGTACAGGGGCAGCGCCGCCAGCCCCATCACGCTCATGTCCACCGGGCCGGTGTTCGCCGCGTTGACGGTGACCAGCACCACCATGCCGTTCTGCGGGTTGGTGGCGGGCGCGGGCACGACCGATGGAATGTTGATGTGGTTGACGGTGCCGATGTCCACGCCGTCGTAGATTTGCGAGGTATTCAGGCCGTCCGGCTGTTGCAGGAAATGGTTGAGCGCCGCCGCCGTGATCAGCGCCGAGAAGGTGTCGCCGGGGTTCCACAGTTGCCCCTGCGTGCCCTCCTGCGCGCGGACGATGGTCAGCGTGTCCACGTTGCGGGCGGTGACGTGGACGATCTCGTTCAGTTCGGAAGTGTCGTTCTTGTAGAGGGTGGCGATAAAGTAATCGCCGCCGGACGGGCTGGGGAACAGCACCCCGTCGCCCGCATTCAAATTGAGCGTTGTCTCTGTGTTATTGATCGACCCGGCAACCGTAGTGGTGCCGCCGTTGCAAAACAGGATGGTCATTCGCCCTGACCCCTGACGTGTTCAGCCTACTGTATGACCACATTCCAAGAAAACTGGAAGGGAAGCTCCAGAATCCCTGCTTGCACCGCTTCCTGAAACTGGGAGGCCATCGGCAGCGGCGGCAATTGGTCTTCGACCCAGAATAGCGTGTTTGGCGGCACCGGTCGCGGCCCGCGCGTGCGATCATCGATCACCCCATTGGGGCCGAACCGATTGGGCATCGCGCCCCCGGTCACCACCGCCTGCCGCATGACGATGCGAATGGTGACGTTGAAATTTTCGCCAAACTCGACCGAGACCCGGTCGGTGTTGTCGATGTGCGGGCAGGTCCCGTTGGCCCCGATCATGAACCGCCACACCCGGCGCTTCAGCCAGCGGATGTTGAAATACTTGCCGTCGCCCTTCTGGAAATGCCACGTCAGGCAGCGCTTGTAGAGATCGTCGGTGGCCACGTGGACGTCGGTCGCGGGCTGGCGCTCGATCATGTTGAGCGGCACGTTGAAGTTCGGCCAGTAGGTGTTCAAGGGGCCGATGGGCTTCTGCCGCTGCGAGTAGAGCGTCGGCCGCTTGTAGCCGTAGATGCCCTCCATCGCCCAATCGGCCAGCTTCCCGGCGATCACCGGGTTCGAGTAGATCGGCAGTTGGATGCCGTTGAAGGTATCGACGTAATCTTGCTGCATCGCGTTCAGCGCGGTGACGAAGCCCTGCAAGTCGTCGTCGTCGGAATATTCTTGGTAGAGGTAGGCGTACATCACCGCGATGAGGCCGGTCGGCCCGGTCGGCGGCCAGCCCTCGGCCGTCACCACTGGAGTCGGCGGCGGCGCTTCGACCGGGATGCCGAACAGCGCGGTGAAGCGGTGGCCGTCGCTGAGCGCGTTCACCCACACATCGACGCCGCCGGGAATGGTGAAATATTGGCCGGGGTCGAGCGACGTCGTGGTGACGCTCTCGGCCAATCCCGCAGGCCCGGAGATGCTGACGTACAGTTCCTCCGGCGGCGAGATCGTCTGGCCGGAGGGATCGACCGGGTTGATGAGGAAGCCGCCATAGATGTTGGCGGTCATCGGCATGATGATGTTGCTGACGCCGCCTTTTTGCACGCGCGGGGTCTGCGCCCCGACGAGGCGCATGGCGGGCGCGTCGGCCATCAGTAGATGTCCCCAAGCGCTTCGAGCACGGTGAGATCGGTGAGCGCCAGCGCGAAATAGCTGTTGACGTCGCCGTAGATCACCCCGGTTCCCGTCTCCGGCAGGACGCCGACACCGTTGATGCTGACATTGAAGACGAGCGAGATGATCGTCTCGCGCGGCAAGGTCGGGTCGCAGGCGTCGAGAAAGGTGTTCTCAAGCTCGTACAGCGACAGCGGGTTAGGACCGGCCGGGACGCCGTTGACATAGTCGAGCAGCGGTTGCTGCACCGCCGACGCCACCGCAGCGGGAGAGATGTAATTCGGACTGTCGGTCCTCCAGACCACGGTGAGCGCCACCTCCTGCGCGGGTGGGATCACGTATTGAATGGCGTAGTGGTCCGGCCAATCGTTGAGCGTCACCTCTTCGACAATCGGGTTCGGCGTCACCACCCCGCCGACGATGTAGGTCGAACCGGTCGGCGTCGGGTCGAACGGGACCGAGAAGGTCTTGGGGTCGATCACGGTGACCGGAAAGCTCTTGCCATTGATGCCCAGATCGGGATCGACCAGCCGCCCGCTCCCTTCCACCTCGGTGATCGTCTCGACCATGCCGTCGGAGAGATTGTGGTTGTCGAAGGTGGTGATCACCGCCGGATTGGTGATGCTGATGTCGCTGATCGCAATCGTCGGAATGGTGAGGCCGATCACCCAGAACAAGGCCTCGTAGATCGCGTAGGCGACCTGATAGGCGTCGCCGCCGCCAACCATCACCATGTAGCGCCCGCTGGCTTTATCCTGCCGCAGGCTGACCAGACGCTTGATCACCCCCGGCACCGGCCACACCAAAGTCTTGAGATAGCGCGACCCGCCGCTCGAACCGGCGAGGCCTGCGGTCTGCACCCGGTCGCGGTAGTCCTCGATAGCCTCGCCCGCGCTGGCCGGAATGCCATCGGCTGGATTGATGACCCCGAACCCGGCGTTCATGATCACTTCCGGCACGCTGGTGATCAGCACCCGCACCGCCCCGGCCGGGACCGCCCACGCGCCGGTGAGGGTCCCCACGGCGTAGATCGGCATGCTCTGGCCGCTCGCGCCGATCACCCCGCCGCTCTGGCAGACGTACTGATAATTACCGTCGCCGACGGTGAAGCCCTTCACCACCACGAAGCCGGGCGGGCCGACGAACACGACATAGACCGCCGTGTTGGTCGCGTCCTTGGGCATGATGTCGTAGGTCAGCCCAAGCTGGCGCAGCATGAACGGGTTGGCCCCGCGCGGGGAGATCGAGTTGACCAGATCGACAAGGAACTGGTCGCTCTCCACCACCGCCGCCGTGCCGGTGGACATGATATCTTCGACCAGCGAACCGGGCAGATTGTCGGTGTAGCCGGGATTGGTGAAGGCGACCCGCGCCACCATCTCGTTGCGAATGTCGAGCGGCGCGCGCGGCTGCAAGCCTTGGTCGGTCATGATCAGCGGCAGAATCGCCATCGCGCGTTTCCTACATCGGCACGGCGCGGGCCAGATAGGCCCCGGCGTTGGTCACGGCCTCGAAGCGGTACTGTGGCGCAGGCCGCCCGGTGTCGTCAAAAGCATCATCGACCTTGTAGAGGAACAGCGACATGAAATGCGGCGCAAATCGTTGCTGGGTCAAGGCGATGTAGAAATCCGGGTAAATCTGGGTGATGACGCTGGCGTGCGCCGGGATGCCCCAATCGGAATAGAACGGGCTTTCGCCAAGGTTGAGCTTGCATACCTGCACCAGCGTGGTCAGCCACACCATATCGTCGTAACCGTTGGCGTCGGTGGTCACCTCGACCCACGTCTTCTCGCCGGTCAGGGTATCGACGGTTCGCCCGTAGGTGCGCTTCATCTCAGTCGTCCCGTCAGTCGTCCTGCCTCTGCCACTTGCCCTTCGAGTTGCAGGTGACCATCAGTCCCATCGGCGTCGCCACCAGCATCGGCCCGTACAGGCCGGGGTCTTTGCCGGTGCCGCCAAGCCACGCGGTTGAACCCGACACCGGCACCTTAAGCGTGATCTTGCTGCCGCCCTCGTCCACCGTGACCTGATGCTTGCCGGTCTTGCTCCAGTGATTGACGACGCCGTTCTTGTCGATCTCCATATACGAGCGGTCGTCCTTCTGCTGACTTGACGGCGGGGTCGCGCGCGGACGATTGGCCCACGCCTGTCGCGCCCGGCTGCTCCAGCCCAGCATGCGCTTGAGCAATTGCGGATTCGGCGTCCCCGGCGGTTGCTGGTTGTCTTTCGGCTGGTTGGCCTTCTGGAGAAACTTCATCCCGTTGGGGCCGCCCGCGCCGGTGTATTGATCGTAGTCGCGGGTCTCCGAGTTCACCTTCGAGGTTGGATGGAACACCAGCGGCGTCAGATTGCCGCGCGGGGTCCAATCGGACGGGCCGCCGCCGAGACCGGATACGCCGCCGAGATTGAAGTCGCCGGGATGGGCGGTGCCCTTGTCGCCGACCTGTGTCGGGTCGCGGCCATAGGGCGAGAACGCCTGCGGCACCTTCATCTGCGGCATGGTCCAGATGTTGTTCTGGCCCTCGAAGGCGATGGTCAGGATGTCCTTCTCGACCTTCACCACCCGGCACGGCATGCCCTTGGCTTGGGTGTGGGTGAAACTGTTCGAGCGTTGGTCGGCGTAAGCGCCGACGGTTTGCGACAGCGGGGTCTTGAGGGCGTTGTCGGCCATGGCGCTTTACCCTCCGGTCGCGGGCGAAATCTCGAACGCGTTATTGCGAAAGATCATCACCCAGCCGGGAATGTAGCCCTCGATCAGGTTGTTGTAGAAATTCTTGGAACCGAGCGTGGCGATCTGACCGGGGTCAATCGCCAGCGGGAATTGCCGGTCGGTGTCATTGATCACCTCGCAGCGCTTGACGCCATTGAGCACAATCGGATCAGCGCCCTCGATGGTGACGTCAACCATCTGCCCTTTCGGCCGGAACCACGCGCGGCTGAGACTGAACCTCATCGTCCGCTGGAGCGGGTCGTAGGTCCACGCGGCGATGGGAATGTTCGCCGCCGTCGCGATCAGCGGCATGGTCACCACCCACGTGCCAAAGGGATCGTAGAGGTCGAAATAATAGCGCTGGGCCGAGACGTTCCATTTCACGGTCATGCTGTAGACCGCGTCAAATTCGACGTAGAATTGCGGCGGCGCGACGCCGCCCGGCGTGAAGGGCACGTAGGTCGTGGTCATGCTGTCATCGTTTGGCCGCCCTGCCCGGTGGGGAGCGCCATCGTGCCGGGAACGGTGAATTGCGGCAACTGCGCTTGCACGTTGACCCCGGCCAGATAGCCGCTCCAACTGCCGTCAGTCTGGGTGCCAGCGGTGAGCTTGGACATCAGCGCGCTCTGGGCGAGGGTGAGGTCCCTGATCCGGATCATCGGCTTGGTGAAGTCCCAGCGCCACGCATTCTGCGGGATGGGGTTCTGGCCGCGCGAGCTATCGGTGAGCGAGGTCAGAAGCATGTCCTCGTAGATGAACGACGGCGTGACCACGGTGAAGGTGCCGCCGCTGTTGTTGTGATTGTATAGCCACGCCTGCAACATCCCGATCACCCCCATCCGGTTGGCCCACGCGCCAGCGCCGCGCATCGGCGTGTCCCAGATCAGCGACACTTCGAGCGGCGAGAAGATGGTGGCGTTGCCCGCGACATACTGGTTGGCGAACGGATATTGGGCGACCTCCTGTTTAATCAGCGACCCGCCGGGCATCACCTGAAACGCGCCGAAGGCGTCATCGAGATCAATCGGATTGAGCACCCGTGGCGCGCCGACCGGCATGGCGACCTGCGAATAAAGCTGCGGATCGGTGATGGCGATGATCGGCAGCATCTTGCCCTGCATGTTGGCCACCGGCGGGCCGGTCAGCCAGACCGGTGAAACCTGAAACGCCAATTTGGGATTGAAGACCATCGCTCACTTCCTAACCGCCATCGCCGGTTGCGCCGCCGACGGTGGCCTGAACGCTGAGCGCCCACGACTTGCCGTCGGGATGGCGCGAATCGCCGACAATGATGACGTGCTGCACTTGAAAGGAACCTTGGAAATTGATCGCCAGCGAATGCGGCAGGATGCCGCCGCCGTAGCGGTTGGCCGGATCGGCGGCGATGGACTGAAGCGTGTTCGGCGGCATGGTGACCATCATCGTCGGCACGATGTCGTCCCGCATCGGCGTCATGAAATTGATTGTTCCCGGCTTGACCCACGTCGGCTGGCCGATCAGGTCGATGAAGCGCAGCGCCACCTCGCCGGAATTTTGCGTGCCGTCGTGCAGGAAAATCTTGTCCTTGACCGGGAAGATGTTGACGCCGCCGTAGCTGCCGCCGCCAGATGAACCACCGGCCATGCTGCCGACGCTGGCGGCGCTGACGGACGGGCCGCCGGACGAACCCGCGCCCGCGCCATTGACGATGCTCTTCGACAGCGCCTTGGCGTAACCGGCGTACTGGCTGAAGGTCTGGTAGAACCCGGCGTCCTGATAGGGCAGCTTCAGCCCGCTCTTCATCAGCGACACGATCTTCGAGGTCGGGAAGACGGTGCCCAAGGTCTGTTGCATCGCGCTGTCGAGCGACATGCCGGGCATCATGTTGTGAATCATGTTGAGCGGCGATTGCAGCCAGCCGCCGCTGGTGAAGCCGGAGAAGGCCTGCGCGAGCGAAGAAATATCGCCGGTCAGTCCGCCCAGCGGATTGTCGAACTGGGTCGCCGACACCGGCGGCCGAGCGCGGGTCATCGGTCGCCCGATCAATTGCCGCTGCCGCAGCCGCCGGGCGCTCGCCGAGACGTCTTGCGCCCCGCCCCCTCCTCCACCCCCACCGCCGCCGCCACCCCCGCCACCGGCGCTCTGTGGCGGTCCTGACGGGGCGAGGAAGATGTCCAAGGTCATGTCCTGACCGACCCAGTTGCCCATTGCGCAATAGATGTGCCCGCTGGCCACCAGACCGGCGAAGGGCGCTTCCGCCTTCGCCAGTTCGAGCGCCAGCCCGCGCGGGCCGCCGCCCCAGAAGCCGCCGTAAACCCCAATTGGCAGATTGGTGAGGTTGCTGGCCTGCGACAGCATGCTGAGGTCCGGCCCCCACAGGCGCACGAAGCCGTTGGAAAACGCCTGATGCACCGGGCCGATCTCGATGTGCATCTGGCAGCGCAGCGCGCTGGGATCGTTCTGGAAGCCGAAGCCGCCGCCGGTATCGACCACCGAGCAGAATTGCGCGCCGGGAATCAACGGCGCGCCCGGCGCGCGCATGAACGCGGTCGGCGCGCCATCGATCACCACGGCATAGAAGCGCATCTCACACCGCCGTGGTGCTGGAGTTGATGAACACATCGCTGCCGGTCTTGTTGTGCAAGCTGATGCTGGGTTTCGGGGCCGCCTGCCAATTGCCCATGCCGAGCGGATTGCTGACCGCGACCGACGGGGCTTCGCCGCCCTGCGGCGGGTTGGGCGTGCGGCTGACCGGCCGCGCGGGTAGGCGCGAAGCGACGGCAGTCTCGCCGCCGCCGGTATAGGACGCGACATCGGGCACGCCGCGCCCATACTTTGCGGCGCGCTGCGCCAGATAATCTGCACGCGGCCTCTCGTAGTCTTTTAGATACGCGGTCGCTTGCGAACTGGAGGATGCATGGGTCTTCATTTCCGCCCAAAGCTTTGGATAGTTCTTCTGTAAATTTTGAATCTGATAATCGGTCTGGGCCTTGGGGTCGCGCCAATCCTTATTGTTGTCCTTCATCCATTTCAGCATCCGGCCTCTTTCACTTCCGGCGGTTGTCCCGCTGAATTGCCACAGCCCAAGACCAGTGCCTCCCTTCTCCATGATCGCCGGATTGAAACCGCTCTCTGATCCAATGTTGGCGAACATGCCCGCGACGCCCTCCTTGGACGCCCCGGCCTTTTCAAACTCAGACGCCACCAGCGACGCCACTGCCTTTCGGTTCGCCTTCAGATGCGGAGCGGCCACGCCGGGGTCGCCCCAGCCGCCGCTCGCGCCGCCGCCGCCAGACGACCCGCCGCCGCCCTTAAAGCCGCCGCCTCTCCCACCCCCGCCACCGCCCTTGAACCCGCCGCCGAACATGCCGCGCACGCGACCCAGTATCCCGCCACCCCCGCGCGTGGTGAGCGAGGGCATGCCGGGCATCGCGGGCTGGCCGCCCCCGCCTTGATCACCGCCGCCCGCCCCGCCGCCTGCGCCGCCATCCCCGCCGCCGGTCGCGCCGTCGCCGCCGGTCACGTAAGCGGCCTTCGAGATGTATTTGTGCCAATCGTCGCCGCCCGCCGCGCTGGCCTTGGTCGCGCCGAGCTTGATGTCGGTCAGGATGTCGTTGGTCTTCTGTTGCTCCTTGACTTGATCCTTCGTCGTCACGGTCGATCCGCCGCCTTCGCCGCCGCGCAACAGGTTGAGCAAGCGGTAGAACTGCGCCCTGTTCGCATCGTCGCTGGCGATTGCGCCCTTCATGCCGCCCGCCGTCAACGGCCCGGTCATCGCCGGGGCGGCAGCGATCCCAAGCCCAGTGGCGGCGGCCCCGCCATAGCCCTTGATCAACGGCAGGACATACTTCTGGAACAGCAACGCCTCGCTGGTCGCGCTGAGGGTTGACGAGGCCGGGTTGCCGGTGAATTTGCCGTACCAGCTATAGGCTTGCCTGCCCTTCTTGACGATTGGGTTGTCGAGGAACGACGCCTTCTGAATGTACTGATGGTAATCGTCGCCGCCGCCCTCATAGGCTGTGCGGTGAAACAGGCCGCCCAGCCAAGAATGATGCGCCGGGGCGGCGCGTCCAACAGGCGGCGTGGCCGAAGGCGTGGCTAAAGGCGTGCGCGACAGCGCATGGAGCGGCGTCGGCGTGTGCGGATGCGGGGGCTGGCGGAAGGGGGCGGCGGCGGCCTGCGCCAGCGCGGCGTGGTGTTGCGCCAACGCGGCGTGGTGCTCAGCCGTGTGGAACGGGCGGCCGAGATGCCGTTCGAGGAAATGCGTCACCCCCGGCAACGGCGCGGCGGAATGCCCGGTGGCGGAACGTTCGGCGGTTGCGGCTTTATGCTCGACTGCGGCGATGCCGAGATGCACGTGCAGCCATTTGGCCGTGTCTTGCAGAGCATTGTTGAACGCGTTGAGATAACCGGCGGCGGCGTTGGCCCAACTGACAAACCCGGCCATCGCCTTGTACATGTCGGCCAAGCCGGTGACGAAACCCTCGACCCCCTTCTCGACCTGTTCTGGCTTGATGCCCTTGAGCAGGTTGCCGAAGCTCTGGACGAGATCGTCCATCACCGGGCTTTGGGCGAACTTGACGAAGCTATCCATCAGGTCGGCGAGCGGTTGTTGCAACGGCGCGAGATGCTTGATCAGCGCCGATTCCATCAGCGCCCCGGCCTGATTCATCTTGTCGTAGAAATCGAACCACGCCCTATCCTGCGCAGGCGTGGTCTTGGTCTGTTGGGCAATGTTCGCCCACCGCGATTGATGCTGGGCAAGCTCCTCGTCCGACATCGTCTGCACGGCGCGCAGGTTGCCCGCGCCGAGCAGGCCGCTGTAGCCGAGCGTGTTGGCCATCGTGTCGCGCGAGGCTTCCGGCATCGCCAAGAGTTGCTTGCGCGCCTCTCTGAGCGCCTCGAACATCACTTGGCCCGGCGCGGTCTTCGACTTGGCCAGTTCCTCCTGCGTGCGGCCACGGAACAGGTTGCCCATCGCCCGGCGCTCGTCGCTGGTGATATCGCGGCGCGCGGTCATGATGCCCGCCAGCGCCCCTTCCGGGTTCATCATCCACGACGACGCCGCCCCCGCCGCGCGCAGTTGGTTGATGCCGACGCCCGCCATGCCAAGGCTTTGCCTGCGCAGCGCGGCGACGCCGGGCGCGACCATGAACGGCGCGGCCATCAGGCCGCCCGCCAGCGCCGCCGCCGCCGAGATCGCCGCCGCGATGGGGCCGCCGCGCAGCGACGCCGCCACCGAATTGATCGTGGACCCCATCGCCGCCGACGCCGCCCCGCCGGTGCCGAACACCTGCGAAGTGATCGCCTTGCCGATGCCGCCGATCTCCCGCGCGGTATGCTGCATCGATCCCTGAATCGAGACCATCACTGCGCCGAAGTTGAAACCCGGCGGCGGCTGATGCGATGACGGCACCGTGGGTGGCCGGGTGGGCGTCGGCGGCGGCAACGCGCGTGGCTGAGGCGCGAGGCGTCCCTCGATCACCCCGCCGCCGGTCCGCATCCTCTGCGACGCCGCAGCGGCGGTGTTGACGTTGCCAGCGATCTGACCGGTGATGGTGGCGATCTCGCGCCAATAGCCGAGCGCCTGCCGCACCGTGCCGGTGTAGTCGCGCATCTGCACGGTGAGCGGGCGCATCGACGCCTGCATCCGCGCCATGCCCTGATTGAGGCCGGTGACCGCAGCCTTGGCGTCGTTGATCGCCTTGGCCGCCTGTTTCCACCCGGCGACGGTGCCGCTCAGCTTCTGCGAGTAATCGTCAAAGTCGCGCTTGAATTTGTCGAAAGCCTGCGTTTCGAGGTCAAGCGAAAAGACGCTCTTGTCGGCCATGACGCGTCGCCCTCACATCGACCGCAGGATATACCGCGAGCGCCACGCCGCAACGGTGGAGATGTCGATCTCGTCGGGGACGTCGAACTGGCGCATGAAGGCTTGGAAGCCTTCCTCGATCAGCCATGTCAGGCAGCCGTGGACGACGGGTAGACCTGTTGGATGATCGGGGGCTTCTCGCCAGTATTCTCTTCCGGCGTCGAGGTCGGCAAGGAAAGCATGTATTCCGTAAGCGTTGACGACGAAGTTTGCACTTTCCAGAGTTGCCGGAGGCCTTCCAGCCCCATACCGGACGACAGCCCGTCCGGAATCCTGACCCATGAAGCTAAGGTAAAATATACGAGGATGTTTTCGACCTCGCTTTGCTGGTCCTCATCGAGCAGCCCTTGCTGGCAGGCGACCACGTAGGGCAATTGTCTGTCGCCGCCCGGTTTGGTCTCGCCGCCGACGATGGCGCAATTGGTCAGCCGCTTGATCTCCGACATCAGGAGATTGCGCACCTTGTCGCCCTCGCCCATCAGGTCGGCTTCGCTCAGAAGCTGAAGCATGGCGACGCTGGGTCCGGTGATCGGGCCGATGCCGTCGCTGATCAGGGTGGACATCGCCCGCGCCATCGGCCGGTAGCAGGCGTCGAACACCGAGCGGCCGACCGGCTGCGAATGGATGTAGAGCAGCCCGTCCTTGGTCTCGACCGGCGGCAGGACGACGTTGAGACGACGCGAAATGGTGGCTGGCAAGGGGAGGTCTCACGGGGGGGTGAGGAAAACTCTGCAAATTTGCAGAGTTTTTATGTGACGCCGAAGAAGCCTTGGTTGACGAGGTAGTAGCCCTTCATGGTGACTTGCAGCGTCGGCGCGTCGCCCGCGAAACTCATCTCGGCGATGTTCTCAAGCGCCATGTTGTTGAGTTGGAAGTTCGACAGCACCGCGCTGGCGTTGGTGGCGTCCGACGTGTCGGGATAGACGAACACCGTGCCGATGATGGTCGAGAAAGAGAACTGGTTTTTGTAGTAGTCGGCGATGGGCATCGACTTCACGAGGTACATCGTCAACGTGCATTCCTGATAGGGACGCGGGCTGGAGACCATGCCCGACATGGTCGCCAGCAGATCAGTGGCCATC